ATAATGGATCACATTTCACGACAAGATATTATGTTAATGTTATCGGTTAAAGGTTACTTTTCTACCGATAGTTTGGTTAAGATGTCCGATGAAGAATTGGATAATTTGTATATTGAATATGTGGTATTGGAAGAACAATATGCCTGAGAATAAAACCTATACAGTAAACATTGGCGGTAATCCTGTTAAAACATTCACTACTAAGGAAGAAGCATCCAAGTTTATGGTAGATTTTATGCAAGTACAAGAATTGCATCAGTTTTCGCTTGCTTATGTTGATGAAGCTGTGTTAAAATCCGATTTGTTTGAAGCGAATTTGGTATTAAAATATATTATGGAGAAATGATGGCAACGATTGAATCTGATGGTATGTTGGAAGAATTAGCATACGATATTGATAAAGCCCTATTTAAATGGTTGAGTGCCTATGAAATGCCACCATTAAATCTGACAGCGGTTATATTATCACGATTGACTTGGTTATCAAAACAAGGTGAGTATGAACAAGATTTTCTTAAATTGTTAGAAGCACCACAAAAAATATTAAACGAACAAGAACATAAGGGAGTATTACACTAATGAAAATTGCTTTAGCTTCAGATATACACCTTGAGTTTGGTGATATTATTTTAAAGAATGAACAACAGGCCGATGTTTTGATCCTGAGTGGTGATATCTGCACAGCTAAAGTATTCAAACACAAACCAAAAGATCGTGGGTTGGTTAGAGATTTCTTTAAGAGAGTTTCTTTTCAGTTTCCACAAACCGTATATGTAATGGGTAATCATGAACATTATGATTTTGATATTCGTGATACCTATGATAGGTTAAAGTTTGAGTTATTGCCTTTTCCTAATATTCATTTATTGGAGAAGGAATGTTTTGAATTGGATGATATTACCTTTGTTGGTGGTACATTGTGGACCGATATGAATAAAGATGATTCATTGACTAGATGGCATTGTGGCCAAAGGATGAATGACTTTCAATTGATTAACAATAGCAATAGAATGACACATCACACTAATAGAGTTTATGCCAAGAATCCTGATGGTTCAGGTATGCACTTGAAAGACGCTGAAGGTAATCTAGTTGTTGAGAGAGTTGACCACTATGAGAAGGCATCTAGGTTCTCGGTAGAAGATTCCATTCAAGATCACGATAAGATGGTAGATTACATCAAGCTTGCGGTTGGTGATAGAGGTAAAAAGTTTGTAGTTGTAACACATCATGCACCAACACATGAGAGTATCGCTGAATATTATAAAGGTGATACATTGATGAATGGTGCTTTTGCATCCGACTTATCTGAATTGATTATGGATCGACCACAGATTAAATTGTGGACTCATGGTCATATGCACAACCAATCTGATTATATGATTGGTGATACAAGAGTGGTTTGTAATCCTCGTGGTTATGTTAAGTATGAACAACGAGCAAAAGAATTTCAAATACAATATTTGGAGGTATGATGGTAACAAGACATATTAGCCAAGAAGATTATGATATTCTTCAAGAAGCAAAAGAAATAAAAATGAAAACACAAGGTCCTATGTCACATGAAGAATGGATACATTACCTTTTTAAAACCGTAGATAAACAGTCAGTAGAAATTACTAAGTTGAATAATCAAATTAGAATATTGTTAGCTAAATTGTCAGAAAAATCATGATCGCATTAAATCGTAAACAGTTAAAAAAATTGAATAAATTGGTAGAACATTTTACCGAGGTGGAATGGTTTACTGTCGAACAGAATGGATTAGGCATGCAGGTGAAGTTTAATCTATTTGGTGATGAGAAGAAACGAAATGAACAGAAATGATGTATACTTAGCACTTGATTTGGAACTTAACAATGCCGAAGATGGATCTACACCCAACCCACCGATTATTCAGGTGGGTGTGGCTATTGGTAACTATGCTAATTACATCAACAATAATTTCATTACTCACAAGTGGTATTTTGATCCACATGAACCTATCTTTCCATTTATCACCAATCTAACCGGCATTACTGATATAGATGTGGTTACCAAGTCGGTAACTCACCAGCAGTTTGCCATAGAGTTTGCTGATATGATGAAACTATATAAACCATTCGTTAATCCTGTTACTTGGGGTGGTGGAGATTCAGTTGAGTTGAAGAAGGAAATGTTAGATAGAAATATTACTTTTCCATTCTTTGGTCATCGTTGGATCGATGTTAAGACCTGGTATGTATTGAGATTGCTGGCAAATGGTAAACGTCCGGTCGGTGGCTTGAGGTCTGCAATGAATACCTTTAAAATGAAGTTTGATGGAGAACCTCATCGTGCTGATGTGGATGCTCTGAATACATTGAAATTGTTTTTCTGTATTCTAGAAAGGCAAGAAAAGATTCAAACTATGATAGAACAGGTGAAAGAATTATGATAGAATTATTATGTGCTTTTGTTTTTGGTATGACTTGGGGTTATTGTTTCAGACCAAATAGTCCAGAAGTAAATTTACAGTTATCAAATCGGGTTTCTGATTTGGAAAAAGAAATATTATACTATAAAGATTTATGTAAGTGGCATGTTGAACAAAAGGATAAAAAATGAGTACTAATAATGTGAGTAGTTCATCAAGTAGTGGAAGTAGTGGTATTGGATTTTCTGGCCTACTAACCGTTTTATTTGTTGCCTTAAAATTGACCGGATATATCGATTGGTCTTGGTGGTGGGTAACATCACCTTTATGGATTGGGTTAGCTGTAGTCGTTTTATTTTTAGTGATTGCTGCAGCAATTGCTGTCATCATTGCAAGTTTTCTGGGTAGAAAATAATGAAAGTATGGTTAAGTGGTTACAGAAATAGCTGGCTTTCTCCGTATACTATTTTAGGAAAGATATTCTTCTGGCGTGAGATTGATTATGATGAACCATTGATTGAGAAGTTATCTAGTATACTCGAACCATTCTGTAAAGCCTATCAGAAGGTACATGAGGTTGTTTATCCTCGTTTTGATTATGTGAAGATTGATCGATATGATACTTGGTCAATGGATCATACCTTAGCTCACATTATTCTACCGATGCTCAAACAATTGAAGAAAGATAAACACGGCGCACCATTTACGAATGATAAAGACGTACCAAAAGCAATAAGAAGTACATCAGCTAAACCCAAAGAAAATGAGTGGGACACCGATGAGTTTCATTTTGAAAGATGGGATTATATTCTTGATGAAATGATTTGGGCTTTTGAACAGAAAATTACTGATGATGATGAAGGTAAATTCTTTGATCACTCTGCGTATGATGATGATAAGAAGTCACATAAATGGCTAGATGATATGACTGCAGGTAAAAGTAAATTGAAAGTGGATTTGGTTGGATTAAAAGCACATCAAAAGCGTAGAGAGAATGGATTTAGATTATTTGGAGCCTATTATCAGGCACTTTGGGATTAATTATGAGTTATACAGTTACAACCATTACAGTATCACCTGAAGAATATCAGGCACGATTAACAAATATGTCACATTGTACCATTGAGTATCTGTGTGAACAAGGATATCTTTCACAGAAGGAAGCCGAGGAACTATTGGAACATGTTGTTGTAGTGGCAGTTAATAACAACAGCTTGTTTGGTAAACTCAGAGAACGCCTCTTTGGGGGAAAAGAAGATAAAAACTTTAGTAAATATATTGTTACCCAAATATCATGATACCCTATATTGATTATTATAATGCCAGAAAATCATTGGCTATGGCCGAGGAAACCATCAGAATGATGAATGATCCAGACAATTATATGTTAGAGGCACAAAGGGATATGCGACAATTGGAAGTGGAACATTTCCGTGAACAATCTGTTAAGTTTACCATTGGACTATTGACTGTAACTGTATTTTGTGTTATACTCTATGTTCTTTATTCGAAAGGTATATTGAATGTTTTCTAAATCAATTGAGTTTTTAAAGAAGCACTTTGTTATTATTATTGGTGGTTTGATTATTGCTTTTTTTGCTTATAATCAATATGTTAATTTTATTAACCCACCAGATTTGGGAGTATTTAAGGGTTCTATTCAGAACCATTTATTATGGTCCAATAAAGGGGAATGTTATTTTGTAAGGCCTTATAGTGGAAGTACCGTATATTTAATTAAAGTGGAAGATTGTGATAAGAAATGAAAACAAATAAAGATTTTAGCCTAAGTAAAGAGTCAAAGCGTATTCTTGCAACGTTATCCACATCAAAACGTGGCCATTGGAAGGGTATGATGATACAAGCAGAAATTGCTGAAAAAAACGCCAAATTGGCAAAAATTCGTGAACCTAAAGGAGAAGTAAAACAACCTTAGAGGTACTTCCATCCTAATAAATTATTTCTACAATATTTTTGTAATTGAGGTATTTTAATATTTAAAATGAGGGCAGCATCTTTAGCACAGTTGTAAAAATTTGTTGTATATATACTTGACATAAGCTGTGTTCTTGTGTTATAGTGTTAAACATAGAGTGGGTAGATGTTATCGCATCGTGACCTGCATTTATTTATATAATTTTAATAAAGGAAATAAAATGTCACTTTTTGTCGAGGTATTTGATTTGGAAAAGAATTGTAATGTTATTATCAATCTGGATTCATTATTGGAAATTGCTCCTAAACAGAAGTTAGTTGGTAACCGAGTTGCTGATGATGGTTGCGATTTGTTCTTTGCTGACGGTGCCGCTGTTGGTGGTAAACGTACAATGAAGGTTCGTGATTCTTATTCTATGTTTAAGCAATTTGCTATGCAAACTGTATCAGCTGATGACGTTGCCAAAGTTAATGGCCGTGTTTCTTCTGGTGTTACCAAAGAAAAAGCACCAATTACAATCCCAACTTTGTGAGTCGTTTTAAATTAATCTGTGAAGATGAGGCCATTCCTTTTGGGTCTGGCCCATCTAAAACTGTCCGTGAGTTTGAAACTGAAGATTTGTATGAAATTTTAACAAATGCAACACAGTTTCTACTTGGATGCGGATATCTTTCCGATGAAACAATTCTAAGTTTAGGTAGAGAAGTTAATTTTGATAACCTTGATGCAGATGAATTGGATGAGTTCACAGAGAATCTATTTACTGGAACTCCGATCCCAAAAGAATAAATAAAGGGATAATCTTTAACCTTTCATAGGAATCCCATGTTTATACTTGTAATTGACCCATCAGGTCTCACATTAGATTGGTGTTTACGCTGTGTTGCAGCTGGACATACAGTAAAACTTTATACCAAAGGTTCAAGAGCTTCCCATATTGGCCAAGGATTGATCGATAAGGTTACTAATTGGAAACAATACGTCAAAGTTGCTGATCTAATCTTTAGTTCTGATAATCTTGAGTTTATGGATGATATCCAAGATTTAATCAAACAAGGTTATCCAGTATTCGGACCAGGTAAAAATGCCGCTAAATTAGAATTAGACCGTATGTACGGTCAAGATGTTATCAAGGCATTTGGTGGTCCAATCATTCCTTCACACGAATTTAAAAATTATGATCAAGCTATTAAGTTCGTTAAAGAGAACCCAAAGCGTTATGTTTGTAAACCTTGCGGTGAAGAAGAAGATAAATCTCTTTCATACGTTGCTAAAGATGAAGCCGACTTAATTGGTTTCTTGACAAAACGTAAAGAAAAAGGTAAGGGTTCTCCTTACTTCATTCTCCAAGAATTCAAAGCCGGTACCGAAATTGCTTGTACTGGTATATTCGGTCCTGCCGGTTGGATGCCTTTCTGGTGTGAAGGTTGGGAATTCAAGAAACAGATGAATGGTGACCTTGGTGTGAATACAGGTGAAATGGGTACTGTTACTCGTTACACTAAAGAATCCAAGATTGCTGACATTCTTATGAAACCAATGGAAAAAGAATTACACAAGATTGGTTACGTTGGTATGCTCGACATGAACTGTATCATTGATGAAAAAGATGGTACGCCTTGGCCTATGGAGTGGACCGCACGTCCAGGTTATCCAATGTGGAATATTATGCAACCACTTATGATAAATGAAGATCCTGCCGAATGGATGCTTGACTGTATCAAAGGCAAGAATACTCTTGAAGTTGAATTTGAAACCTGTGTTGGTGTTGTTATGGCTAATTCAGACTTCCCATTCAACAAAAAAGATGAGGAAGAATACCTAGACTTCCCAGTACTCACGGACGATATTGACCATAAGCATCTACATCCTTGTGAAATGAAACTCTCCAAGACCGTTAAAATGATCGATGGTGAACTCTGTGAGAATGTACCAGAACTTGGTACTGCAGGTACATACATTGTAGTATTGACTGGTTGTGGAAATACAATCTCCGAAGCTAAAGATGAAGCATATGCCAATGTTAAGAAAGTTAAACTTGGTAATGATCCACAATATCGTACTGATATCGGTGAAAAATGTGAAAAAGGTTTGGCAAAGTTGAAGAAATTTGGATATTGTAAGGATTGGAAGTATTGATTTATTAACTTGATTGTGTTATACTATTATTATGAATATATTTTACCTTGCAAACGATCCAAAATTGTGTGCCGAAATGCACGTTGATAAACATTCGATAAAAATGATACTTGAATATGCTCAATTACTTTCTACTGCTCATCGTATTATTGACGGTAATCAATCTGTTGGCCTCAGTAAAACTGGTCGAAAACAAACTCGATATGTTCTTCCTGATAACCGTGAATCTATCCTTTATTCTGCTACTCATGCTAATCACCCTTCAGCCGTCTGGGTAAGAAAATCTGCAATGAATTATCATTGGTTACACAAACTATTGGTCGCTCTATGTAAAGAATATACCTATCGTTATGGTAAGGTACATAAGTGTGAGAGAGATGGATTAGTTAATGTGTTACAAATTACACCAACAAACATTAATTACACTTCAAATTTTACTGAACCAACTCCTGCCATGCCACCGGAATTAATAGTCCCCGGCGACTCCATTACTTCCTATCGTAATTACTATATAAATAATAAAACACACCTTGCCAGCTGGAAGGGTAAAGTAAATTCTCGTAAACAACCGGAGTGGTACCATGCCATCGTATGATTTTGTAAATAAAGAAACAGGTGAACGTGAAGAACACCGTATGTCCTATACTGTGCTAGATCAATTCAAGTTAGACAATCCACATTTAGAAATGCACATTTTTGCCGAGAACTTTCCAGTTTATTCTGATGGTACTCGGTTATCTGTTCCGGGAATGGGTAAAGCAGATTCAACATTTGAGAAGTATGTAATTGGCCGAATGAAAGAACAAGTCGGTCAGAATACAATCAAAGCGGGGCATAAACATAAAGCCCCAAGAGAGTGGTAATACAATAACAATAACAACTCAAGGATCCACATGGTAGCTAGAAAGAAGATTGTACCAGAAGTTCAATATAATCCACATGAGAAAGAATCAAAAGATCCAAGACAGTTACAACATACACATGCTTTAAAAGTTAGAATTGATGATTTAAAAACGTTTCAACCGTTAACAGAAAATCAAAAGAAATTCTTTGATGCTTATAAACAAGGTGATTACTTTGTTGCATTACATGGTGTAGCGGGTACAGGTAAAACATTCTGTGCTTTGTATAAAGCATTAGAAGAAGTATTGGATAAATCTAATCCTTTTAATAAGATTATCATTGTACGTTCTGCCGTACAGTCAAGAGATATTGGCCATTTACCTGGTGATGTTAATGAGAAGATGGAAATCTTTCAGCAACCTTACCAACAAATTTGTCATACTTTATTTGATAGAAAAGATGCTTATCAAAGGTTGGCTGAACAAGGTTATATTGAGTTTATTTCTACCTCATTTATTCGTGGTATGTCATTTGATGATGCCATTATTATTGTTGATGAAATGCAAAACTTGACATTTGAGGAAATTGATACAGTTATGACCCGTGTTGGTTACCGTTCAAAGATTTTGTGGTGTGGTGATTATCGCCAGACAGATTTAAATAAACGTAAGAATGATATGAGTGGTATTTTAAAGTTCTTTGATATTGCTATGCACATGAACGCATTTACCAAGATCGAATTTACTGCTGATGATATTGTTCGTAGTAGCTTAGTTAAAGAATATATTTTAGCCAAATTGAAAATTGAAGATAAACAATAGAGAGAATACAAATGATTTTTGAGATACATAGTGAGCGCAGTGCTGAAGATAAAAAAATCTTCTATTATGATAATGAAACCAACTTCTTAAAAAGTGAAGATGGAATTGTATATGAATTTCCCGAAGGTTCGATTCATGACCATCAATTGACCGAATATAAATCATTCGATAAGGATCGTCCTCTAAAGAAATCTAGGGAAGTTCAGCTTCTCAAAATTCAAATGGGTTTAAGTTGTAATTACTCTTGTGATTATTGTTCACAGAAATTTGTTGAACGAGCACCAGAAACTTCTAAGAAAGATATTGATGCTTTCATGGAGATGTTGAATAATCTAGAGTTCTCTGCTGAAAAAGGATTAAAGATTGAGTTTTGGGGTGGCGAACCTTTAGTGTATTGGAAGACTATGAAGCCTTTGGCTGAAGCCATTGTAGATAAGTTCCAACATTGGGATCGTCTACCACAATTCTCTATGATTACCAATGGTTCTATACTCACCGATGAAATTTGTGATTGGTTAATGAAGTATAATTTTTCCGTATCAATCTCACATGATGGTCCTGGACAATCAGTCCGTGGTCCTGATCCATTTGATGATCCAGTAAAGAAAAAAACTATTCTTGGTTTCTATCGTATGATGAGTCGGTTGAAAAAAGGTATTTCTTTTAACCCAATGATGAATAGTAAAAACAAATCTCGTAAAGAAATCTTTGAATGGTTTGTAAATTTAACGGGTGATGTTAATGTTAAGCTGGGTGAGGGTGGTATTGTAGACGCTTATGATGAAGATGGTATCACAAACTCTTTACAATCATTACAGGAACATTTTGAATATCGCAGAACAGCTTTTTCTGATTTATATGCTACTAATGGTAAAATGGGATTTGTTGGAATTCAAGGTAAAATTGATGGGTTCTTACAATCAGTATTATCACATTCAAACTCAAAGTATCTAGGTCAGAAGTGTGGAATGGATGA